ACTGGGAGATATTCATTAATTAACTTTCACAATCGTACAAGGACGTAACAATGCCACTCAAAACACAAACAACAGTTGAATACGATTTCAACAACGCATACTTATACTATTGCAAGCAACATAATTGCTTTAGAGTAAGTGAGAACCACGAAGATAGTATATTATTAAATGGTGTAACACCAGATAAAGTAAATGACTTTATATCTAGCTACATTGAATATGTACTAGAAGATACAGATCTCAAGGAAGTATTTGAAGATTCTGTTAAAGGTGAGTCTGTAATGTATTTATCAAAGGAGGCAAATGATGAGTAAAACAGCATTCTTTTTACTTAAGACTACAATACGTGATGACTATGATCTTGCAGATGCAGCTAGGGACGTAGAACAAATGGCTGAAGCTGTATGTATAGATTACGTGTGGTTAGAAGAGCCTTATGATTCACCTTACATTGCACACTAATGGCTAATATTATTATGGCTGTATGTCTTACAGTATTGATAATGTACTATCTTATTTTTATTTATCCAGAGGATTATTTATGACTTACGAAGAAATGATTGAACTAATTGATTCGCGAGTAGATTACATGACTGATGTAATCACTGATTCAGATTGGTTTGATGAAAAAGTACAGGAAGCTGTAAAAGAATACTTAGATGGTAAATGGTAATGAAACAATACAAATTCACAATCGTGGTTCGCTCACCTATGGACGTAAAGGATATAGTCTGGGCATTTTCTAATAAACTTAAGGATGCATTTCCAATTGTCTCTATTTCATTTGATGAAGTTAAGGATGACAAGAAGGACAATTCCGATTATACTAAAATTCCAGAGAGGTACTAATGACTAAATTATTAAACAGCTACACATTTGAAGCAAAGAAAATTGTTTACTATTCAGTAACAGTTGGTGCTAATAATAAAACTGAAGCGAAAAGAATTGCCTCTAATTTTGAACATTGCCAACATTATGAGGAGGTTGAGTATATTGAAGGAGATCAATATAAGGTAGGTAAATTGTTAGAAACAACTGACGATAAGGCACTTAAGTACATCACACCAACGGAGGATTAACATGAGTAAATTCAATAACAGATCCTTAAAAAAAAGGATGGTAACAGCATTAATGCAAGATTGCCATGCTAATATACAAAAAGCTGAGTGTAATGTTTATGCTTTCTTAGAGAATCCAGTAGGTATAGGAGATCATCCTAATATTATGGAGACTATTCAAGGACAGCTAGACATTATCTCACAAAACAAAGGTAGACTAGAAGTATTGGAGAGTACATTCCATGAGTTCTAACATACCAAACTGGCAGCATCATAGCAACAAGGAGGCTAAACGTACACTCAAACCACAAGCACTACGAGCTGCCAAGAAACGTACTAAAACATTTATTAAATCACTCAAACAGAATGAACCGTTACGTGTGCCATTATGAAAAGCAAGGAGCCATCATCTTAAATGCTACAGATGATGAAGAAGCAGCATGGTTAGGTTTAGCTCATGCTAGAATAGAAGGAACTACACTCAAGGACGTACAACTTATTGAAGAATAAAATGCCTAATAAAAGACCTAAATACTTTCCTAATAACTGGAAGGCATATAAAGAATCGCCTGATGAATTCTTTATACCATTATCATATAAAGATTTCTTTAATTGGAAAGTCATGGGTTGGGTATTACCATCCTCAATAGCATGTGTTATACGTGAGGAGAAAGATGGTAAAATATCTGAAAAGATATATTCACAATCTCAATCCGCTAATAACTACTTGACTAAACAAATGTCTAATAAAGACAATAATACTATATATACTATAGTTGATGATAAACAGGTTCAAGTCTTATATCCTAGAGGTGAACATAAAACATATAAACAATTACCCAAGGATGAAGACTGGGAATACTGGAATGACCTAACAGATGAGGAAATCGATGAACTATTCGGATAAAGAATCCATGTATGATTACTTTGAGAAAGCTATGAATGCTATACCAAGGGATCATCCACATTATCATGAGATAAGACAATTATTAATTAAACAAGTAAACGACGACTTACATGATCATGAAACCTACTCCTCAACAAATAGACGAGCAAGTTAATCTTGAACGTACTGCTATTAGTCAAGGACTAAAAAGGTTACAGGATCAAACACTTAAATTAGAGAATCAAACATATGGTTCAGCTACTATTTATGGTGTATCTTCTATACACTCTTTACTTCCAAGATTGGTATCTAGGATAGAAGAGACAAATTCAAGGATACATGAAAGAAAGAATGGTGTAGCATTTAAAGATATACACCAATACTTACAACATATAGATATAGAATCTGCTGCTGCAATAGCATGTAAGATTACATTTGATAAAGTATTTGGATACAAGGATGGATGTAATTTAATTACTAATGTATGTGAATCTATCGGACATGCAATAGAAGATGAATGTCAAATGAGACATTATGAACTTCATGCACCTGCATTGTTAAATACACTGAAGGAAAACTACTGGCACAAATCAATAGGTACGCAGCAAAAACTTGTTGTAATAAGAACATTGATGAATCGTTATAAAGTTAAACAGTGGTCAAAATGGAACAGAATTATTCGTATTAAACTTGGTGCATGGTTATTAGATTGTATTATGCTATCAAGTGGATGGTTTACAAAGTATTCTATAAGACAAGGACGAAAGAAAGGCACCTTTGTTGTCCCTACCCCTGAATTTATGGACATCAAAGATGAAGTCATGGCTAATGCTGAACTATTTGCACCATTAGCGTGGCCTATGTTGATACCACCTAAAGATTGGACTAATCAAACTGCTGGTGGATACATGTTAAATGAAGTGATGCATGGTCATGATTTAGTTAGAAGAGGCAATCACTCATGTATACAGGGAGAAACACCAATAGCTTTTTTGAATAAGATTCAGAAAGTTGCATATACACTTAATCCTTTCACAATCACGGTCGCAAAGACGCTGCAAGATAGAGAGATTTGTGTTGGTAAGTTCTTACCTATTGTTCACTACGCTTTACCACCTAAACCAGTAGATATAGCAGA